CTGGCCGGACTCCAGGAGGCAGGGGCTGGCCGGTGATCCGGCGTGGGAGAGGTTCACCGACTCCTCGGGTGCCTCGACCAGCCCGTCCGATGTCCTGGGGGCCATCGACATCCAGGGGGACACGTTCGAGGGAAGCGCCCTGCGCGAACTCGCCACGGATATCGGGCCGTACCAGACGATCTCGTACTGGGAGGAGGCCGATCCGGATCTGGGGGAGGAGAAGGGCTACCTCTACCAGCGGGAGGATACGGTCGCCGACTATTTCGCCGACACGGCGGGCAAGCGGTTCGACCCGAAGACGACCAGCAACTTCGACCCTGATCGCGGCGGTGGTCTCGGCATCGACGCGGAGACCACCACCGACACCGATGTCCTGGCGTACATCTCCTCGGTCGGCAAATGGCCAGCGGACATCACCCTGGCCCCCACCGCCACCACGAATCCCGTCCGTCCGAGGACGGTAGCGGCTGGCTACGACGGGAACCGCAAGGTGCTGACCGTCGTGTTCAGGGACGGGACGTTCTACAACTATTACGGGGTGGACGGGAACCAGTGGTCCAACTTCACCCGTTCCAGGTCCAAGGGGAAGTTCATCTACACCTACCTCGACGCCAAGGTGCGCGGGGTCGCCGACTCATCCGGGATGCCCCAGACCCACCGAGAACTGCTCTACAAGGCGGCTCGGACCACGCAGACCCTGCGGGAGGGCTTGCAGCACGGCCACAGCAAGAAGTCCAAGAGGGGGACTCTCGGCAGGTACGGCTCCGAGAACACCACCGCCAGGGCCAGCAGGAAGAGGTCGGCGAGGGCCGCTTCGGTCTTCGGGTCGATCCCGTTCCCACCGCCGCCCCCTCCCCCGTAACCTCGTCCATATGACGGCCAGGACGATCATCGGACCATTCTGGGTGGAGAGGTGCTCGTACCCAGCCCCCGACGCCCCCCTCTCGCAGCGGGGCAGGGGGATGGAGGAGCGCCACCCCTGGCGGTACGGGGACTGCCACATCCTCCGGCTGCCGCTCACCAGGCACGCCCTGGCGGTGGGCAGATGGACCGACCGCCAGACCCAGGCCGATCTCGACGGGGAGCCGGTGCTGGTGCTCCGCAGCCTCGGGGAATGGAAGCAACCTTGAACAAGACCGGATTCTATTCAAGGTTGCGGAGGCAACCTATGACCGGAGACCCGATCACGGTGCCCGCCAAGGTCCACAAACGGGCCAGGCGGGTGGTCGAGATGGGCCACATCAGCACCTGGGTGGACCAGGCGCTCTACCTGATCGGGCAGAACGTCACGCACCACAAGCCTGGCGACCCCCTCCTCGATGAGGCGATCCAGGCTGCGGAAGCCCTCTTGGCGATCCTTGTGGAGGAGAAGAGGATGGAGTCATGACCGCCTCGTACCTCGACGCCGACCTCCAGGAGGAGATGGAGGAGTTCGACCTCCAGTCCGAGGCGGATGAGTCCGACGAACTCAGCCAGCCGTTCGTCAACGACCTCATCGACAAGATCATGCAGTTCACCGAACTCCTGGTCGGGCACCCGCTGCACCCGTACCAGATGCCGTTCGCACGGAGGATGATCGAGAGCATCCTGATCAACGATGGCGAGGAGGTCACCGGCCTCGCCGCCAGGCAGAGCGGGAAGACCGAGACCGTCGCGGATGTCATGGCGGCGCTGATGATCCTGCTGCCGAGGCTGGCCTCGATCTATCCCGACCTGCTGGGCAGGTTCAAGGACGGCCTGTGGGTCGGGATGTTCGCCCCCGTCGAGGGGCAGGTGGAGACCATGTTCGGTCGGACCATCTCCAGGCTCACCTCCGAGCGCGCCAGGGAGATGATGGCCGACCCGGAGATCGACGACTCCCCGAAGAAGGCTGGCGGGGTCGTCAAGACCATCAAACTGGTCAACTCCGGATCGTTCGTCTCGATGATGACGGCCAACCCGAGGGCGAAGATCGAGTCCAAGACGTTCCACGTCATCGTCATCGACGAGGCCCAGGACAGCGACGACCACACCGTCACCAAGTCCATCTCCCCGATGCTCGCCTACTACGCGGGGACGATGATCAAGACCGGCACCCCGACCACCAAGAAGAACAACTTCTACCGCTCGGTCCAGTTGAACCGCCGCAGGCAGGTCAGCAAGAAGACCCGCCGGAACCATTTCGAGTGGGACTGGCGCGAGGTGGCCAAGGTCAACCCGAACTACGAGCGGTTCATCCGCAAGGAGATGCTCCGCATCGGCGAGGACTCCGACGAGTTCCAGATGTCGTACTGCTGCCGCTGGATTCTGGAGCGGGGCATGTTCACCAGCCAGAAGATGATGGACGAACTCGGCGACATCTCCATGAACTTCGTCCGGTCCTGGACCCAGACCCCCGTGGTGGTGGGCATCGATCCGGCCCGCAAGACCGACTCCACCGTGGTCACCGTGGTCTGGGTGGACTGGGACCGCCCCGACGAGTACGGCTACTACGACCACCGGGTGCTGAACTGGCTGGAACTCCAGGGGGACGACTGGGAGGAGCAGTACGCCCGCATCGTGGAGTTCCTCTCCACGTACAACGTCCTGGGCGTGGCGGTGGACGCCAACGGCGTCGGGGACGCCGTCGCCCAGAGGCTGCGCCTCCTCCTGCCGAGGGCCGAGGTCCACAGCATCACCTCCAGCCAGCAGGAGCAGTCCAAGAGGTACAAGCACCTGATGGCCGTGATGGAGCGCCGCCTGATCGGATGGCCAGCCCACGGGAACGTCCGGCGCACCAGGATCTGGCGGAAGTTCCAGCAGCAGATGCTCGATGCCGAGAAGCACTACAAGGGCCAGCACTTCACGGTGAAGGCCCCCGACGAGGCGTGGGCGCACGACGACTTCGTCGATTCCATCGCGCTGGCGGTGTCGCTCACCTCGGAACTGGCGATGGCCACCGTCGAGGTCTCCAACAGCCCCTTCTGGGACTGAGTTGGGGCTGACAGCCCCCTCTTACGGTGTAAGACTCGATCCGACTGGTCAAACGAAAGGTGAGGCAATGGGACTCGCACCCGCTCCGATGTTCCCAGAGCGCCCTGGCACGCAGTACGAGGTCAATCAGGTGACCGGCGCTCCCTCCGGACCTGGGCCGCTGTACTTCGAGGAGGGCCTCGGGACCGACACCGACCTGCCGAACAACTTCCAGATGGGGGCGTTCCAGGGATACCAGACCCCTCCTGGCCGGTCGAACCACAACGTGAACGTCTACACCAAGACGGCCCAGGAGACGATGGCCGAGAGGTCGCACGTCGGGTCCGCGTCTTGGGTGGAGGCCCCGCTGATGCTCCAGGAGTTCGCGGTCGGGTCGTTCAGCGACGCAGCCGAGGTCCGGTACGAGGAGGTCTACCGCTCCGGCGGTCGTCTCGCCCGTCCCTCCCCTGCGGTCATCAACGACTGATCATGGCCGTCGATCCGTACGGACGGCGGCAGAACGACCCGCAGCACAAACAGAACCTCGTCCCGCAGAACCCCAGGCTCTGGGCCATGCTCCAGAACGAGGCGAGGCAGCGGTTCGATACGTACCCGTCGATCCCAGCGTCGAAGTGGATTCACAACGAGTACGTGAAGCGCGGCGGCATCTTCGTGGAGTCCAAGAAGAAGGACATGCGGCACGACAAGTCCGGTAACGAGACCAGGCAGGGAGAGCGGGAGCGCGAGGGCGAGGAGCGCTCCAAAGCCGGTAAGGGCAAGAAGAAGTGAGGGTCCGGCGCTAAGGTTCCGGCATGACGCAATCCCTGCACAAGATCCATATCGAGACCGTCTTCGCCACGGACCTCCTGCAACTCCCCGTTGGGGTTGAGATCAAGGAGGCCGGGGTGATCGGGGACGACCTCGTCCTGACCGTGGTGTCGGACCACAACCTCGGCGAGTACAAGTTGACCGCCATCTTCGGGAGCATCGACGACGAGGACCGCGTCCACCTGGGGATGCTGGAGCCTCTGGGTTGAGCCTGTTCATGCTGCGCCTCCGGATGGTGTTTCTGTACGTTCGGAGTGATCGACCTCGAACGGATGCAGAGAGCGGGAAGCCTCATGACCAATCGCCCGAACCCCAAGCCCAGCGGCACGGCCACTCCGATGAAGAAGAAAACGGCCCTGAAGCCCACGGGGAGCAGCGCCGTGGACCCCACCAAGCGCTCCGGGTCGGTGCAGACCAGCCAGGCGCAGGACCGCCACACGGTCAAGAAGGGGGACACGATGTGGGGCATCACCAAGAGCCGCTCCACGGACAAGTCCAACAAGGGCGTGGCGGCTGGCACCAAGAAGATGGCCGCTGCCAACAAGGGGACCAACCCGAACCCGGACAAGATCAAGCCTGGCCAGGTCTTGAAGGTGAAGGCGCCCGCGTCCAAGTCCACCTCGGCCAACAGGAAGAGCGCCAACTACTCCCCAGGGGCGGAGTCCATCAGCAACTACAAGAAGAACCTCCAGACCGGCCCGAACAAGGGTTCGCAGGACGCCCAGAAGAAGCGGGACGCCGCCGTGAAATCGAAGCAGATCCATGCGAACCAGGCGGCA